TATTCGTGTTATACGCAAAACAAATCCAGCCAATCCAACATGGCCTGATGCACCAGAAGAGGAGTGGAGCTAATGCCATACATAGGTAAATCCCCAGCAGTAGGTTTTCGCAATCGCTTTGTATATCAAGCGACAGCAGGACAAACTAGCTTCAGTGGCAGTGATGCCGACAGTAAGGTGCTAACCTATCAGGATAGCCTGTACATGGACGTGTATCAGAATGGTGTCTTACTCAAACCCGGTACAGACTACACAGCTACCACAGGCACAACAGTAGTGCTGGTTACAGGGGCAAGCCTCAATGACGTAGTTGAAATGGTTATATATGATACCTTTTCTGTAGCCAACAGCTATACTAAGTCAGAGTCTGACACACGCTACCCATTCAAGGGTAACAACAGCATCATCCGCTTGAATGGGCAAACCATCAGCGCAGACATTACGATTGACAGCGATGAGAATGGCGTATCGGCTGGTCCGATTACACAGTCTGCTACCGTTACTGTTAATGGATATTGGAGTATCGTATGACCAGTCAGTTAAATGTAGATACTATTGCAGATAAGGCTGGCACTGGTCCTGTTGGGTTGACTAAGCAAACAGCAGCAAAACACTTTTGTGTTTTTGATGGGACAAGCACTGCCGCTGTTGATACCTCATTTAATAATTCATCCCTTACAGATGGTGGAACTGGTACATACACATTAGCTGTAACAAACGCTTTTTCATCCATACATTTTGCTGTTACAGGTGGCACTACAGGAAATAATGAAGCATTCAACTATATCGCAACTAGTGGCTCTGCAAAAACAGCAAGTGCCGTTAGTTTTAAATGCTATCAATATGATGGCGGTGTACATGATACAGACACAATTGATATAGTGTCACACGGAGACCTCGCATAATGGCTAGTATTCTTAAAGTAGATACTCTGACAGGTGTAAGCACCGCTGGCTCTATTAGCGTTACTGGCGAGGGCAACTCAACCACGACTAATCTTCAGCAGGGGTTGGCGAAGGTTTGGTGCAGTTATAACGGTTCTGGAACAACTTTTGCCGACAGTTTTAATATGACATCTGCAACAGACAATGGAACAGGAAACTATACTTTTACCCTTGCTAATGACATGAGTAACGCTAATTATGCAGCATCAACAATTGTTCATCCCGGCACTTCTACTTCTAATGCCATACATACTTGTGAGGCAGATTGTAGCAATGGATATCTAGCAGGTAGCTTGCGAGTGGAAGTTGCTTTTGGAAACGCAGCTTCTTCTGATAGGGCTGAATTTGACCCAACAAAGTGTGCAGTAACATTTCACGGAGACCTCGCATAATGGCAAGCGAACTTAGAGTTAATACATTAAAGGATGCCAGCGGTAATAACAGCGTGGCTATGTCGTTTGTTGCAGAAGGTAGTTCTAAACATTGGTTAGACTATAAAGGCACAAGCACTAATGCTATCAGAGATAGTTTGAATTGTAGTTCCGTGACCGATAGTGGTACAGGCTTATACGAGCCAGCTTTTTCATCTAGTATGGCAACTATAAATTATGCTCATCCTTCTTGTGGCTCTCAAGGAGAAATATTAATCGGAAATACTGCTGCTCCGCAAACAGGTAAATATTACATTGCTGGGGGAAATTCTAGTTTTGGTGCATATAATGACCAAGTATATATGCACACGATAGCAATGGGAGACCTCGCATGAGTAAAGCAGCAGAACTAGCCGCGCTGATTGTTGATGTAAATACTACAGAGGCGAAGACAGATGAACTCACTGGTAAGAGCACTGCGGGTTCTATTGCTGTAACTGCTGAGGGTAACACCACCACCACCAATTTACAGCAGGGTTTAGCGAAAGCATGGGTTAATTTTACAGGAATTAGTACAACCGCAAGTCGTGATTCATTTAACGTGGCTTCACTTACCGATTCAGGAACAGGTCACACCACCATAACTTTTACGAACGCGATGTCTAATGCAAATTACACAGGATCTTGGTTTACTAATTCTGACTCAGGTTCTGGTATTACTAATCTTAGTAATAATTTTGCTGGTAATTTTACATTAAGAGCTACTGGTTCGTATCAAGTACAGGCTTGGGCTACAAATAACACTACAGATGCTCTTCTTAATGATTCAGTTATATTTGGGGACTTAGCATAGTTAAGGATAATGAATGCCTCTAAGCAAACTACAGTTCAAACCCGGTATCAACAGAGAGGGTACAAACTACTCTAATGAAGGCGGTTGGTTTGATGGTGATAAGATTAGGTTTCGTAACGGTCTGCCAGAGCGCATAGGGGGTTGGGTTCGTGTATCCAACACACAAGTAACTGGCACCCCTCGCAAGATCTTTGACTTTGTTACGTTATCTTCTCAAAACCTGTTGTTTATTGGCACAGAACAAAAAGTATTTTTAGAAAATGCAGGTACCTTTAATGACATTACGCCTATCAGATCTACAGTTAGTCTTGGGGCAAACCCTGTAAACACTAGCGGAGGCGCAGGAAGCGGTGTTGTCACGATTACAACACAGGCAGCACATGGTGCCATATCTGGAGACTTTGTTACATTAGCCAGTCTTACAACCACTGATGGCATAACAGCCGCACAGTTAAATATAGAACACAAGATAACTTCTGTTCCCAGCACTACAACTTTTACAATTACCACCGCTGGTTCGGCTACTTCAGGTAGCACCGCAGGTGGTGGATCCTCTGGCACTGCCGCTTTTCAATTGAATATTGGACTTAATACTACAGTTCTTGGTGCTGGTTGGGGTGCAGGTACATGGGGTCGTTTTACTTGGGGTTCAGCCGCTGGATCCTTATCTGGTCAAACCTTACGATTGTGGTCAGCAGACAATTTTGGCGAGGACTTAATCTTTAACATTGCGGACAGCACCATCTACTATTGGGACGCGACCAACGGAACAAGCACTAGAGCAGTTGAATTATCTAGTCTAACAGGTGCAAGTGATGTACCTACTAAGGCTCGTAAAATACTTGTTTCAGATGTTGATCGTCACTGCATAGCTTTTGGTACAAACCCGATAGAAAGCGCTGTTCTTGATCCTTTGTTAATTCGTTTTTCAAGCCAAGAAGAGCCTCAGAATTGGACTCCATCTGCCACTAACACTGCTGGTGATTTACGTCTATCAAAGGGCAGCGAGATTATTACGGCTGTACAAACCAGTCGTCAGATATTGGTTTGGACAGATCAATCCCTGTACTCAATGCAATTCCTTGGCCCACCGTTTACCTTTGGTGTGTCAATGCTTGGTGATAACATACGAATAGCTGGTCCCAACACCGCATTAGCAGTCAATGATGTGGTATTCTGGATGGGGCAAGAAAACTTCTATCTGTATGATGGACGTATTCAAGCTATACCATGCAGTGTTCGTGACTATGTATTTGGAGACATGAACAATCAACAATCATTTAAGTTTCATGCTGGTTCAATTGGTAGTCAGACTGAAATATGGTGGTTCTATGTGTCTTCTGGTGCAACAGAAATAGATCGTTATGTAGTCTATAACTACGGACAAAAAGTATGGTATTACGGTACACTTGTTCGCACTGCATGGAATGACAGAGCCTCTGGTCTTCGTAGCTTCCCGCAAGCCACAGGTGCAGATTTTTATCTATATGATCATGAAAATGGTTTAGATGATTTTAGCACAGGCAGCGCTGTTGCAATCAATGCATTTGTTGAGTCCTCTGATTTTGACATAGGCGATGGGCAACAATTTATGCTGGTTCGTAGAATACTGCCAGATTTAAGTTTTAGTGGCTCTTCTGCTAGTAGTCCTGCCGCTTTGTTTACTGTTAAAAGTCGTGATTTTGGTGGTGATGCTTTTACCGAATCTCCGTCTGGTAGTGCCGTTAGAACAGCCACAAGTCCTGTTGAGCAATACACTGACAAGATTGATCTTCGCGCTCGTGGCAGACAAATGGCTATTCGTGTAGAGAACACAGCGGTTGGCGTTAACTGGAGGCTTGGCGCTCCTAGACTTGATGCGAGGGCAGATGGTAGGCGATGACAAAAAAAATTGTAAGACCTATATTACCAATAGCGCCATCAGAATATGACGCAGTTTTTGTAAATCAACTTGCAAGAACATTAGAACAGTTAATAGACGAGGTAAGATCAGCAGATGTTAACTTTCAGGGTATATCCAGTTCAGGTGCTGCAAACGTATTAGAGGCTGGTGATTTTTATGTCGGAGAGGCTGGGTTTTTACGAATAGTAGAGAAGAATGAAATATATTCAGGAAGTGTTCAAGGCACAACTTCTGTAGGAACCGTTACCGTAGCAGTGTCATAATTGACGATACTTGTAGAGAAAGCGTAATGATGTTAAAGTCTAAACACGAACAATTGTTCCTAACTAAAGGATCCAGTTATGCGATTTCTTGACGATATTGCAAAGATAGCGTTGCCTGTAGCCGCTGGAGCTTTTCTTGGTCCTGCTGCTGGTAGTTTGTTTGGTGGAACCGCTCTTGCTGGTTTAAATCCTGCTGTTCAAAATGCTTTGCTAACAGGTGGTATTGGTTTACTTACGGGACAAAAGCCTAAAGATGCTCTTAAATCAGCGTTGCTTGGTGGATTAGGGCAGACCATGTTT